CCATGCTGACTTCTTCTGCTGCCGGAGCCTGTGTTTCAACTGCCTGCTGAGTTTCTACCGTTGCCGTAGTGTTGCCCTCTTCTGCCATTACAAATCTTCCTCCTCTTCATTTCTGTTTTTGTGTTCTCTTAACATGGTATATTCGAGCGCGAGGCCGTCAGTACCAACGGCCTTTATGCTCCGAATCAAGCGCAGTATATCCTCCCCCACGGAGCGCCGCCCCATAGAGTAGAAATCCTGCGCGTAATTCCCTGTCCCCCCAAGCGCGCCCGCTCCGCAAAGGTCAAGAAGCTCTGCCACAAACTGCCGCCCCTGTTCCGTCGTCATGATCCAAAGAAGGTTATCTTCGTCCATTTACATTCCCCCCATTATGGAGCCTATGCTGCGCTCCTGCGGGTTAATCTCGGACATGAGCCTTGCAGCGTCAACGCCGTCTTTGAGCGCCGGAGCCATCTGCTCCATGTTTTCAAGCTGCTGCTGCTTTGCCATTTCCTCCGCCCGTGCCTTTCGCATCTTCTCCACTTCGCTCTCGTCCCGAAGTACGCTTTCCGGCGTACCCGTGAGAGAAGCGTGTTTTCGGATTGCGTCGTCGAGGTTGAGGTTGTCCATAACGTCGGGGGATATGCCCGCGAGATTGCCTGCGAGGGAAAGCGTTCTCTCGATTGCCGGAGTTGCGACGGCCTTCTGTGCCTGTGCAAGAAGGGAAATAAACTCGGCCTTGATTGTCCCCTCCTGCCCCTGCAATTCTTCGGGGACGGGCGGGAAAAGCCCATTCCTAAGACAAATCTCGAAGGCCCTCTTCGTGAGCGGAGCTAATACTTCATTGTGCATCTGCTCCAACACAGGGGAGAGCATGAGAAGCTTTTCTTCGTGCCTTTCGGCCACTTCCCTTGCCGTCATTTCCGGCGTGTCATTGCTGGCAAGCATCACAAACAAGTCATTAAAGAAAGCCGCCCCTATCTGGCTTTGCTTAAACTGAATCGTTTGTAATACGTCCTCGCGGCTGCCGCTCGCATCAAACAAAGGACGAATCCCCGCCGCAATATTCGGATCAGGAACAACAGTCTTTGAGCCGGGGTTGCGGTTTACCTTCGCCACGGAGGAGGGAACTATCAGCGGAGGATCGGCCCGATTTTCGAGGAGCCGCATATTTACCGCTTCCAGCTTTTGAAGCTGCATACAATTCCCAAGGGCGTTATGGCCGGGGCCTGTCCCGTATATCCCGTTGGCAATCGTCGTCCAGCGCGGCATAAGGAACGGGCATTCGTGATAACCGCTGACCTTTAGGAATCTATCTTGCTGCGTGCTCTCGAAATAGTAAGAGCGCCACGGGAAATTGCCCACGCCCAAAACGTCAGGATCATAATTCGGGTTTTTCTCTATGAGCATCTGGACTTCAAAATCGGCTTTGTTGTCGTCCTGTGCGGCGGCATTCTTCACGCCGTCGGAAACAACGTCCTCCCCGAACTCGTCAATTATCTGCCAAGCCTTCATCCGCATTTTGCGCGCAAGCTTTACCACTCTGCCCCGCGCGTCCACGTCCCCCGCGAACTCGCCGCAAGTGTACGGGCGGCACCAAATCGCCGTGTTATAGTCCTCCAGCATCAGCGCCCCCGCCGTCCCGAACTGGGAAAGCTCCGCCTCAATTTGAAGCAGGGTATTATATACGTTACTCTTGGCGTATATGTCCATGAGAATTTCTTTGCAATCATCCAGCCACATTTTGACTGTGTGATAATTGCTTAATTCCTCGTCTGCCAAGCCAAGCTCAAACCACGGGCGGGAGGGGGAAGTCAAGCCGGAGTGAAGTCCTGCCGCGCACTTCCCGTGCGCCTCCATGGGGTACGGATCGAGAAGGAAATAATCTCGCCGTTTTCCTTCGCTCGTCCTTGTGTCCTCATCGAAGCGCCCCCGCGCAGGGTTTATGTATCGGGATAACTGCCGCCAAGTATGCTCTTGCTGCTGCCGCTCCTCGTACATCTGAGAAACAAGCCGCCGCTTTGTTTTCAGAAGGTCGGCATCTGCAAGGGCGGCCTGTATGAATTTAGATACCGAAACCATTCATCACGCACCCCCAAGGGTTTTTCTCTGCGGCAACTCGCCAAGCAGGGTTTTGGCAATGCCGCCCGCCGTGTTCAGCGCACCCGAAGCCGCGCCCGTAACCGTGGACGCCCTGCCCCTCATGTTCTTTTGCAGGCGTTTCAGCTTTGCGTTTTTCTCCGTGTCCGTTGCGCTCTCCTGCTGAATGGATGACGAAATGGAAGCGGGGGCCGAACTCTGTACCACGGGCTTCTCGACTACTTGCGTTTCACCGCCACCACCGCCACCAAACAGGCCGCCAAACAACTGCAAATCAAAGCTAAACATAAGTATCAATCCTCCATGTAATTTTTTAGGGGGTTATATGGCTCCTCTTCGTCCTCGAGCTCCCGCGCGCCGGGGGTGTATATCGGCATGGCGAAAGTGAGGGCGAGGGAATCAGCGAGGTCAGGGGACTTTCCGATTTTCTCTTTCACTTTGTCTTTTGGTTCCAGGATTATCTTGCCCGCAGGAGTAAACTTGTACTCCACGACGGAAAGCTCGCTTTTCAGCGTCGTTTCGTTCGGGATCGCTCCCCCGCTCGTCATCCACTCCCGCAATTTAAAATACATTTCCGCGCGCCGGTTTGCGTATCGGTCTGAATCCATAGCGGCCCCCGCGAAATTGACTTCCGTGACGTTGTAGTGTAATTGCCTAAGACGGTCAATCACTCCCGCCCCCATGGCGCCCACGTCGATAAACACGGCGGCGGGCTTATGCTCCGCCATTGCGACGATTACACGGTCAGCCGCTTGCATGGTATCAAGCCCGCGAAAGACTTTTTGCGGGAGAGCATGAAGCCCCTGCCGAATCGAAATAACTGTTGCGTCATCACCGAACCGCGCCACGTCCACGCCCATTATGACAGGTTGCCCGCTCACGTCGGCGGCGGTAAGCTCACGGGCGGCGGCATCGGAAACCAAGTCTATAGGGATAACCACGTCAGAAGCGGAGGCGGAGAAATCACAAAGGAGCTCTTGCCTAATCGCGTTATCAGTCATATCTTTTTTCATGTCCTCCACTTCTTCGGGAGGAAGCACGCCGCTTTCGTCAACACGATATAGGCAAGAGAACCAAGAATCTTCTTTCTGTGCGCGCTGGTATATCTCGTAAAATTGATTCATCCCTTTCGGTGTACCGATGAACACAGCCCAGCCTTGACGGTCAGCCAGCGCCGGACGAATTACCTCGTTCCATAGCTCCGGCTTAATCTGTGCGAACTCGTCCAATATGGCCCCGTCCCAGTAGTTGCCGCGCAGCGCGTCGGGATGATCCGCGCCGATAATGTGAAGCCTTGCCCCAGGCCAGCCGGGATTTTTAGGGGGAAGCTCAACGAATAAATCTGATTCGTTCTTTTTTACGCCGGGGATAACTGAGGTATAGTGCAGGAGATACTGCCAGGCAATCATTTTCGCCTGGTTCCTAAACGGCGCAACGTATGCGTAATGCGGGGCAGGAAGCTCGCATTGTATCGCCCTTTTAATCATTTGATTGACCGTGCCGACGGTTTTCCCGAAACGCCTATGACAGACGAGAACGGCGAAACGGTGAGCATCAAGCGCCGGATGAATCACCTTCGCCCATAGAGGGCGGGGCTTATATGGAATCGTTACCTTTCGCGCCACTCTCCGCACCCTCCCAACTTACCGCAACGGGCCCGCCGTCTGCGCCGGAAATCTGATTTTTGACAATGTAAACGCCCTCCATTTTGTTGGCCGTGTCGATTGCCTTTATTTTCTCGATCGGGCTTGTTTCTTCGCTTTGTGCGATATTGCTTAAAATTTCCATTCGCTCAATAACTGAGAGGATTGTCTTTTTCTGAGAGGCAGAACGCACTTTCTTTTTTAACTCCGCTATTTTGTTTCTTACCTCATCATTTCTCAACAAACGAGAAGCCCGACTTTCTGCGGAGTGTTGATTGTCGGCCTTATATCCTGCGGCCTTGTAGGCTTCCGTTGCGTTATCTCCATTCTTGACAAATTCCTCACAAAATTTTGCGTGCCGTTCTCTCATGACGATCACCTCCCGCCTTTTGACTTTTTGTTGTTTAGCACTCTCTCGCGCGCGTGCGCGCTAAGTGTTTCTGTTTCTGTTTCTGTTTAAGTTTAATTTCTCTCTTTCTTTTTCTTTACTTTCTTTCTTTGCTTCTTTCTTTCTTTGCTTTCTTTTTCTTTCTCTCTTTTTTGTGGATAACTCGCCCCGCCTGTGGATAGATTGTGGATTGTTTTCCACAGGCAAAAGAAAAGAGCCTTGTAGAAAACTACAAAGCTCTTCACATGAGGAGAAACACCAACTAAGGAGGCTTTTCAATACTATACACTGTAATCATTATACCCCTTTTTTTCGGTTCTTATATCCGATATAAGGAATAGTATTATTGTCCTAATTTTTATTTATATGGTTTGTTTTGTATTCCTCGACAACTTTCCCCATGAACTCAGAAAAGCATAAATGCTCGTTTTTCATAATCTCATATAACTCTTTGATTATATAATATGGCATTCTAACTTGGATCGTGCCCCAATCATCATAACGCCCAATCTCCAACAATTCAAAATATCTACAATGCAAAAAATTATCGTTTTTAGTGCACCATTCCAAATTTTCAACGTAGTTATCCCACGCTTTCCCGTTGATATGGTTCACTTGCGGAAGGTTGTCCGGGTTTGGAATAAACGCCAACGCGACAAGCCGGGAAACATAAACATTTTTACTTTTCCCTTTATTAGTTAATAAAACCATTGGCCGCCTTGCGCCGCTCCTCGTTAATGTTTTGCCCGTGCGCGTGTTTACCACGTCCCCATAATTACTTACTTTGTAATGTTCAAAGCCTTCAATGGGAACGGGTGCCCATTCCTGAGGCTTTAATGACCAATTAACTCTTGGCATTTTCGTTCCCTCCCACATAGCTCTCTATAGCGTCAGAAATAAACGCCACAAGAGAAA